CACAGACGCAGTATTCCCTTTACTCAAAGGGGTAACATTTGGTAAACGTGGAGCATTTGTAACAGTTGATGCAACTGCTTTAATGGGAGCCGAGTTCACAAAAATCAGAGTACTAGTTGATTCACCAAGTGAAGTTGTTCCAGCAACTGAGCAAGAGTATAACAGTTTTATACCTGAAAATATGAAGCCTAAGCAGAAAAAAGAAACACCTAAACAAGCAATGGATAGAATTGCTGAAAGGTTTAGTATCCTTGACGAGATGACTGACGCAGTTGCTAACGGTGTTGTTAGAGGACTAATTGTAAGTGGTCCTCCAGGAGTAGGTAAAAGTTTTGGTGTTGAGACTATACTTGAAGAGTATGACGCAATGGCAAAAATTGGTGGAGCAGTAAAAACAGAAATTGTTAAAGGCTCAATGACACCGATTGGTTTATATCAAACACTATTTAATAATAGTGCGGCAGGTGACATACTTGTATTTGATGACTGTGATAGTGTACTATTTGATGAAGTTTGTCTTAATATGCTTAAAGCAGTTTTAGACTCAGGTAAGAAAAGAACTATTAGTTGGAAAGCAGAATCTTCCGCACTAAGAAGAGAAGGAATACCTGACAGGTTTGACTTTAAAGGTGGAGTTATCTTTATTACTAATGTAAACTTTGAAAATGTCAGGAGTAAAAAGATACAGGATCATTTAGCCGCTCTTATGTCAAGATGTCACTACATTGATTTAGGAATGGATTCTATAGACGATAAGTTTATTAGAATTAACCAAATCATTAGAGATGGTATGCTTAAAGAGTATGGCTTTAGCAAGGAGTTTGAAAAGGAAATCGTTGACTTTATGCATGATAACGCAAAGAGGCTCAGAGAAATATCATTAAGAATGGTACTCAAGATAGCCGACTTGGCAAAAATGAACTTTGACAACTGGAAGGGGTTAGCAAGGTCAACATGTATGACTAGGTTCGATATCTATTCATAAAATCAAGAGCCCTTAATAAATATTTTTAAGGGTTCCCCCTAGTGTTCAGAACCCTCCCACTTTGGACACGATTAACCCCCAAATTTATTTGGGGGTTTCTTATATAAACCTCTTGACAAATCCTAATACCCATGTATAATTAAAAGTATTAAATTACGACTTTGATCAGTCACTACTGGAGAAATAGATCATGGAAAAATTCCTATATGATAATATCATAAAAATTGCAATAGTTATTACTTTGCCTTTATGGACAGCCTTTGCACTTGCTGAAGACATAGAAGAGGTAATTGTTATTGCACAAGAAGTAAAACAAACAGAAACAGATGCCCTAACAGACACTAAATTAATTAGTAGCATTATGCCTGAAGTAAGTTACATAGCAGGAGGCTATGGAGGTAATGTGCTATTCAGAGAGCGAGGCACACAATCAGTACATACAGCAGTTTATAGAAATGGCATACCGCAAAATACACCTGGTTCAGGCTGGTATGATTTTGCACATGACATTGTATCAGGGGAAGATGTATTAGTTATAAGTGGAGCCAATAGTGTAATGTATGGCTCAGGAAGTATTGGTGGTACAGTTTTGATAAAAGACTTAATTAAGAAAGGTGTAACTGGAAGACTAGGAAACCAATCTCACAGATATTATTCACTAGCACCTACAAACTGGATGCAAGTTACAGATTTTTCAGTAAAGCAAAATGCTAGAAACGATAATGATGAAGAAGATACTTATAAAAATACTAGTGCAAAAATTATTGCAGACGCAGGTGACTTTACTTTATATGTAAATGCAACTGATTATGAATACGATTATGATAATTGTTATACTGCTAGTTGGACACAAAGTAACGATTGCTTACAGGACGGAGAAAGATTTACAGTAAGTATTAGAAACGAATACTTTACAATAGGAAGATCAGAAGACAAGGCAGAATATTTTACTGAGGGTGTTAGCACATACCAAAATGAAAGTAGCAGAGACTTCTTTAGAGTAGGCGATACAGTACAACTATCTAACTTATTAGATGTTACTTATGGTGTTGACGGTAGCAAAGACCAATACATGGAACAAAAACAAGACAACTATGGTGCCTTTTTAAGTATAAATGCCAAGTTTGCATTAGAATATAACTTTGGTATTAGGTACGGAAACGAAGACCAAAACGCAGTAAGATTAGGTATCGCAAAAGATCAGTTCTTTTTTAATGTAGGAACTAGTTACAGAAGACCTAACTTATATGAACTTTATGGTGATGCTTTTGTAGATCCAAATAATGAATTACTTCCTGAGGAAGGAGTTGGATATGAAATAGGTTTCGGTGCTATCAGTATTTTTAAATACGAATTTGAAGAAGCAATAGAATATACAGCATCATATTCAGAAACAGTATTGGTTTCTCCTGCTACATATGATGCAGATGGAAATCTTTTAACTGAGCAAGTGACAGAAGAAATTTATTATAATGCAAAATATAATAATTCAGGTTCCTACAATACACAGGGTATTAGATTTGCTAATACATGGGGACCTTTTAGCATTAATCTAAAAGTTAATGATACAGACCAAACTAGAATACCAGAGTATGTTGGTGTTATTACATGGGTACAGATGTTTAAAGATGTACATTATAAAGTACAATACTCAGGACAGTTTGATAGAGTACCTGGACCTTATGACGTCCTTTCAGAAGGACAAGAGTTCCTAGAAGATCTTACAAAACTTAGTGTGTATATTACAAAAACATTTACTAACGGAATGAATCTTAACTTTGCAATTGATAATATTACTGACGAGGAAGTTGAAGTATTACCATACTACAATAACCAAGGCAGACAAATTAACTTGACATTACAGTACAATTGGTAGTATAATAACTTATGGCAAAATGTGTTTTAGAAATTAGAGACGAAGTAAATGTTCGTTTCACAGGACTTGATGTAAAAGCAAGGCGTAAGATTTCTGATGCCTGTAAATACTTCCTTCCCTATGCATATCATATGCCAGCCTATAAATTAGGCAGATGGGACGGGTGTGTAAGGTACTGTGATATAGGTGGCAGAACATATTTCCATTTGTTAGATAAACTTGTTCCTATCGTTACTGAAGAAGGTTATGAAATAGAAATAAATGATATGCGTAAAAAGTGGGACTTTAGTTTTGATCAAGTAACACAAACAAGTTATGATCATGTTGCATGGCCAAAGAAACATCCTGCAGAAGGACAACCAATTATATTAAGAGATTACCAAGTAGATATTGTTAATAAGTTTTTAGAAAACACCCAATGTTTACAAGAGATTGCCACAGGTGCTGGTAAAACACTTATTACTGCGGTACTAAGTCATAAATGTGAGCCCTATGGTAGAACAATAGTTATAGTTCCTAATAAAGACTTAGTTGTACAAACAGAAAAAGATTACAAAAATTTAGGACTTGATGTAGGAGTATTATTTGGTGATAGAAAAGAATATGATAAGACACATACAATTTGTACTTGGCAAAGTTTAAGTATATTAGAAAAGAAAAGTAAAAAATATGAAGCAGACTTTCCTATAGATGAATTTTTAGAAGATGTCGCTTGTATAATGGTAGATGAAGTACACAAAGCCAAAGCAGATGTTTTAAGAAATTTACTTAGCGGTGTATTTTCTCATGTTCCAATTAGATGGGGACTAACAGGCACAATTCCTAAAGATGAATATGAAGCAGTAGGATGTACATGTAGTTTAGGTCCTGTAACTGGAAAGATGAGCAGTAAAGAATTACAAGATATGGGTGTACTTGCAGATTTAGATATCAGTATATTACAATTACAAGATGGTATGATAGAGTTTGGCGGCTATGCACAAGAACTTAAATGGCTAGTAACAGACCCTAAAAGAATAGAACAATTATCTAAAATAATAAATGGGTTTGCAGATTCAGGTAATACATTAGTTCTTATAGACAGAATAAAAACAGGCGAAATGTTAGCAGAAGAAAATGCAGATTGGGTTTTTGTATCAGGATCTATGAAACAAAAAGATAGACAAGATAATTATGACGATGTTTCAGAAATGGACAATAAAGTTATTGTTGCAACTTATGGAGTTGCGGCAGTAGGAATAAACATTCCTAGGATATTTAATTTAATATTAATTGAACCAGGAAAAAGTTTTGTGAGAGTAATACAAAGTATAGGAAGAGGTATTAGAAAAGCACAAGACAAAGATTATGTTAATGTTGTAGACATTACAAGTAATCTTAAATATAGTAAAAGGCATTTAACTAAAAGAAAAGCCTTTTACAGAGAGCAGAATTTTAGACATACAGTAACTAAGGTGGAATATAAATGAAAATACTAACAGTAGAAAATAATACATACGACATAGATTGCGTGCCTGATGAAATAGATGATATTAGGTATTGTGTTTTAGATGGAGCCGATCCTGAATGGGTTGACTTCTACTTTTTACCTTTAATTTTTTTAGAAAGTTTTCATGCTCCTGCAATTTGTTTGCAAATTGGCGAATTTAATATTCAGATGCCAATGGATTGGAGTGTGTTATTATGTGATGAAGATTTCGATAGTGTAGAAACTTTACCATTAGCAAGTCTGAACAATAGAGAATTCAGAGCATTAGTGATGAATCCACTTACAAGCAGACTTCCTAATAGTGAATCTATAGAAATAACGAATGTTTATCAAGATGTAAAATGGTTTTTTCCTAAACTGAAAAATGGGCACTTATTATCAGTACCATTAGAGAGTGGGGAAAATCCTAAATGTGCTTTTTTTGTAAAAGATGCAAATAAAGTTAAGGACATACAAGTCGCGGATTTAATTAGTTAGGAGAAAAAAATGATTGAACCAATGATGAAAAAACCTAGTCTATTTAGAAGAACTGTAATGGGTCTTGTAAATGGCTGGAGAAGAGTAATGGATGTGAGATATAATCCTTTAAAATATATACCAGACCCAAGTTTACAGACTTACTTTATGCTAGTATTGTTTACAGTATGGAGTGTATTCTTTGGTTTTATAGCGGCCTCTTATTTAGGCTTTTTTAATTATGATACAGTTACAAGTATTATTATTCATTGTGCTGTATTACTTCCATTAGCATTTACTAATGCAATTTTTGTTGATGCTGAACGTGATGGACATAAATGGTTAAAAGAATGGAAAGAAGAGCAGAATAGATGGACTATTGTAACTAATAGACTTAAGAAAAGCAATTTAACTATTTGGAACCCAAATAAGGAGGCATAATGCAAGTAGAAATGACAACAAGTGAATTTAATGAATTCTGTGCTAAAGTAGATATACTGGAAAGTAAAGGATATAATTTAACCTTTAATGTAGACAGAAATCAGAAAGGTAATTTTAATGTAGAACTGATTGGTGATCATGATCCAGATCATTTAGACTCGTTGACGGAGGTATAATGGCTAAGAGAAGATTTAGAATAGAAGGCGGCAGATATGGAGGAGAACTTGTTTTAGGAGAAGTTAATCCTGCATTTGCTAGTTATTATGCAGATAAGCAAGATGAAGTTGTTGATGCTGTATTAGAAGCAGAGGACGATAATATAAATGAAGAGGAAGAATCTGATGCATTATTAGATCCTGAAGGAGTACCACACCCTGCAATACCAGGTGAATATTTTTATATGTGGGAAAACGATGATTTAGAACATATTAATAGTGCCTATGCAGATGGTGGATTTTCAGTATATGAAGTTCCAGCAGATGGTTCAGATGACTGGGATTACGACAAAGAAGTATATGAAGGAGATGGAATCCATGTATATGGAAGAGAAGGCGGATACTTTGGGCATGATGAACCTGAAATTGTAAATGAAGAAGACGAAGATGGTAACAAATATGTTCCTGTTTTAGCCTTTCATAGTTCAGAGAAAGGTGGTTTTGGTGCTTGGTTTGTGGATACAGACGAACCTTTTGATGAATTTAAATTAGGATACGGTGTAGTTGAAACAAATTTAGCAGAATTTATAGATTCAGTTTACTATGACAAGCAAGAATTAGATTGTGATTATGATTATAATGATACAACCGGTAAAAGTTATGATGCAGAAGTAGGTTGGTTAAATATAAAGTGGCACGACAGTATGGAAAATGTTTTAGAAAATATGGAAGAATACTGGTTAGAATACGAAGATAATGCAGAATACGAACGTGAACATAGGGTGTAAATGAAACGAATCTTAATATGTGGATTACCAGGCTCAGGCAAAACGACATTAGCAAAACGTTTAGTAGAAATACTAGGCGATGCCGATTGGTATAATGCTGACGAGATAAGAGAAAAATTTAACGATTGGGACTTCTCACCAGAAGGTAGAGAACGACAGATGAAACGTATGCAGGACTATGTACGCAAAAGTGTTGCAAAAGGTAGATATGGTATTGCAGATTTTGTTTGTCCAACACATGAACTACAAAAAGCATTTATGCCTGAGTATGTAATCTTTATGAATACTATTGAAGAAGGTAGATTTGAGGATACAAATAAAATGTTTGAAAGTCCTATGGAGCAGGCATCTTATCATGTTGATTCTCATATTACAGAAGACGAATGGTGGACAGAAGACTCTATAGAGCAATGGGCAAGGCTAATTGCTGTTGATATTAGAGACCATGAGTATCAGCCTAAACTTCCTGTAACACAAATGCTAGGAAGATTTCAACCGTTTCATGAGGGACACAAAAAACTATTTGAACGAGCATTAGCCAAACATGGACAAGTTGCTGTGATGGTAAGAGATATGCCCATTACACAAGACAATCCATGGCAAGTAGACGAAATTTGTAAGAATATAGAAATAGAACTGGCAGAATTTGCTGGTAAGTTTAGGGTATATAGTGTGCCTAACATAATGAATATTACTTACGGTAGAGGTGTTGGTTATAAAATTGAAGAAGAAGTTTTAGATGAAGAAATACAAAAAATAAGTGCAACCAACATAAGGAAAAAGATGAGAGAGGATGGCAAATTATAATCATCCAGCATACACTAGATATCCGCATCTAAAAGATAAAGTTAGTATTGCAGGAGATTATATTAATAGTGAAGATAATTTAAGAACTACTAAATGGAGAAAAATATTTGCCTTTACTCCTAAAATAACAATTAGTGGAAAAAAAGTTTGGTTAAAAATAATTTATAAAAGAAAAAGATGGTTGCATATAGAACCACCTCAATTTCCTAAGGATCATTTTAACAAAACAGAGTACGCAGAATGGGACGACATATTAAATTTAAAAATGAGGTAAGGAAATAGTGTATCAATTTACAAGCGAAAGTGTCTCGGAAGGACATCCTGATAAAGTTGCTGATCTTATATCTGATCATATAGCAACTTGGTTAATTAATCATAATATTCATAATAGAGCGGCAATAGAAACATTAGTTACTACTAATAAGGTAATAGTTGCTGGAGAATATAGAACAGATAGAGAAGAAAATGTAGAAGAATCTGTTAGAGGTATTATTATAGATACTGTAAAACAATTAGGCTATGAGCAAGAAGGTTTTCATTGGGATAAACTAGAAATAGAATATCTTTTACATGGACAAAGTTCAGATATAGCATTAGGCACAGATAATTTTGGTGCAGGAGATCAAGGAATAATGTTTGGGTATGCCAACAGGGAAACGGAACATTATATGCCATTTGCAATAGCATATTCTCATAAAATATTACAAGAATTATCCAATAGAAGAAAATCCTTATCAAAATATAAGGATATAATTTTACCTGACAGCAAATGCCAATTAACAATTAACTATGGAGCACCTAATATACCTATAGATGTAAATAATGTTGTAGTAAGTACCCAACATCATAAAGATGCTAAACAACAACAAGTAGAAGATTTAGTAAGAGAAGTTGTAAAAGACGTGATTCCAAAAGAGTTTTTAACAGACAATACAAACTATCAAATAAATCCTACTGGTAGATTTGTTATAGGTGGTCCAGACGGCGATACAGGATTAACAGGAAGAAAGATTGTTGTTGATACATATGGAGGTTATGCTCCTCACGGTGGCGGTGCTTTTTCAGGTAAGGATTTTACAAAAGTAGATAGATCAGCGGCGTATATGTCCAGATGGTTAGCAAAAAACATAGTTCATAAGTACGATCTTGAAGATTGCTTAGTACAATTAAGTTATGTAATTGGTATAGAACAACCTTCTTCATTGGTTATATATGCAAATGGTGAATTAAGATTAGATTTAATTAATATGATTAAAAAGGAAGTAGACCTTACACCAAAAGGTATTATACAAACATTAGAATTAGAAAATGTAATATTACCTGATACTACTAATTATGGACATTTTGGAGATTCAAATACAGGCAATAGCCTTATAACTTGGGAAGATTTTACACTATGAATATAAAAGATAATATAAGAACTGTTCCAAACTTTCCTAAAGAAGGAATACAATTCAGGGATATAACAAGCCTATTAGAAACGCCAGAGGCATTCAATAAAGCATTAATAGATATGACAGCAAGTTGTATGATGTTTAAAGCAACTAAAGTGGTTGCAATAGAAAGTAGAGGTTTTATATTTGGCTCTCCCATAGCAAGGGACATGGATTTACCTTTAATCTTAGCAAGGAAACCTGGCAAGTTACCCAACCCCACCTATCAAAGAAATTATCAATTAGAATACGGAGAGGCAACATTACATATACAACAAAATTCTAAATTAAAACATCATGATAAAATTGTTATTATAGATGATTTAATTGCTACAGGTGGTACAGCAAGGGCATTAGCAAGTTTAATTTGCCAATGTTGGAATATACCTAGAGAAAATATTTTAATTCTGGCCGCAATAGACTTGCCCGATTTAGGAGGAAGTGCTATAATAGAGAAGGAAGGATATAATGTTGAAAGTCTTATTAAGTTTGAAGGAGAATAATGTCACCTAAAAAGAATCCTGCTTTGCCTTTGAAAGATGTAATGGCGGCTATAGATAAAAAAGATAGAAACTTCTATAACAATCTTTCTGCTGAACAAAAAAAGGCTTTTAGTGCCTGGATGATGATGAGGTATTGTAGTAGTGTACAAGGCAGAGACGCCGCAAATTATATATACATGACTAATGAATTACTGAATAGATATCATAAGATTGAATACAAGGTTCCTCAACACCCTGAATTACAATGGTTACTATTTACAGCATGTGGTGTAGGTAAAATACAATTTCATCCTTTTTTAAAACCGCCTAATGCAAAAAAGAAGAACAATAAAGTATTTGATTTTATTTACAATATATATCCGCATATGAAAGCAGAGGATATAAACAATTTAATAGAAATAAACAGCAAAGAAGAACTTAAAGAATTAGCAGAAGCACATGGATACGATGACAAATCAATCAGAGACATCTTTGGAAAATAATTTCACATGTAGATGGTGTGGAAAGTCTTTCAAGAGCGAAAGAACTCTTAGTGTTCATATGTGTGTAAAGAAAAGACGTATGGCAGATAAAGATTTGACACATACAAGATTAGGATATAGAGTATTTCAAATGTTTTATGAAATGAATACTACAGCAACGAAAACAAAATCCTATGAAGACTTTGTAAAAAGCCAATACTATGAAGGATTTGTGAAGTTTGGTAGAAGTTGTGTTACAAATGAGTATTTAAAGCCAGAACAATTTGCAGAATGGTTAATAAAAGAAGGCAAAAAATTGGCGGACTGGAGTAAAGACAAATTATATGATGAATTTTTATTAGTGTATGTAAAAAAAGAACCTGGTATGAAAGCATTAGAACGCACAATAATTTATTTAGACACTTGGGGCAAAGAGCATAACAAGCCTTGGCAAGATTACTTTAAAGAAGTATCTTCTGCTAGAGCCGTGCATGATATAAGGAGTGCAAAAATCTCTCCTTGGATGATTTATCTATGTAAATCAGGAGATGATTTATTAGTAAAATTTAGTGATGAACAAGTAAAAATGATACAGCATATAATTGATGCAACGTTTTGGATGAAACAGTTTGCAAATAATAGAGAAGAAGTAGCAGAAGTTAAAAATGCATGTGAGGTTGCAGGAATATGAAAAACAATATGACTAATGAAATGTGGGACTTAGTTGACCTAATAGATTTAACAGAAAAATGGCACGTGAATAGAAATCTTATTGATGGAGCCACAAGTAAGGATCAAGTATTAAAACTAATACAGGAAGTTGGAGAACTATCTGATAGTGTTTGCAAAGGAGAAGATGTAAAAGATGATATTGGAGATTGCTTAGTGATACTAATTAATATTGCTAAAAGAGAAGGAACAACATTAGAAGAATGTTTACAAGTAGCATATAATGACATCAAGGATAGAAAAGGCAAGATGGTAGATGGAATCTTTGTTAAGGAAGAATAATGAATAAAAGACAAGAAATGTTAGTAATAACAATGGAAGAATGTGCTGAACTTATACAGGCATGTAGTAAACTAATTAGATTTGAAAAGGATAGTTGCCCAGATGATATTAGTAATTTACAAGATGAAATAGGTGATGTAATGTGTATGATTGATATTATGAAAAATAGTGGGCTTGTCAATGACAAACAAATTCAAGAACGTATAGAAGTAAAAAAAGATAAATTAATGAAGTGGAGTTTATTGTTCAGTGAAGATTGATTTTGATGTAGATATTGATATGGCTAACAGAGAGGACTTTCTCAAGTTAGTTAATGTTACATCTGCAAGTATTGAAAAGGATAGTAAGTTTACTAAACACAATACTGGGGTCTACTTTCAAAACATTCCTAAGTTTCCTTTGGAAGGTTATAGTACAATAGATCATAAACAAGCAGAAGAAGAGGGTTGGTTTAAAGTAGACTTTCTTAACAATCATATTTATGAAGGAATAAAAGACGAAACACATTTAGATAAACTTATAAACACAGAACCTATGTGGGAATTATTAAATCACAAAGAAATAGTTGAACAATTATTTCATATTAGCAATCATTGGGATATAGTTAATCAACATTCTCCCACAAGTCTTGAACAATTAGCAATGATACTTGCAATGATTAGGCCGGGTAAAAGACATTTGGTGGGAAAGGACTGGAAGGAGATTGAAAAAGATGTTTGGGTAAAACCAAATGATGGTACATACTTTTTTAAGAAGTCACATAGTTATGGTTATGCTTTGGCTATTATTGTACAATTAAATTTATTGTGTGAGGATTAGGTCCTAATCCATATCATTGCTGTCCTACGTAATTCTTTGCACCCAACAGAATCATAATCGTGATAAGTTTCATTATTTCGTTTAAATATCATACCACCGTTTTTAACATATGGAGTTGTATAATTAAATTCTTGTCCATCAGTTTCGTAAAGACTAGTGCCTGTACCGGTATCTGATAATCCTAATACCAAAGTAGCAGTTTTCCATTCTGAATCTGTATGTATAACATTGTATCTGTAATCTGGCTTTAAAATCATTATACCGGAAAATATTTCATAAGGTTTAGGTATTTCTAAAAGTTCCGCACATCTTTTACCTAAATCGTGTAATATATTTTTTATCTTTTTAGGTACATATTGTCTATTTGGTGAGTCTTTATAGGGTTCTATAAAGTATATATTTGTATCTTTTTTAACTTCTAGGGTTAAACTGTAGTCTGAAACAGCATTTAAATCGTTAGTTGTTAAGCAGTTAGTAAGCAGATAATGTTTCCAAGGTATATTTACTATAGTTGATTTCAATCAACCTTCCTAACTAACTGAATTCCTCTTCTTTTGATTCTTTTTTTAATTAAATTTTGTAAAGATGTCATTGGTCCAAATATAATTTCTATATCTTTCATTACAAATGTTCTTAAAATATCTTTGAAAGGCTTCATCTCATGAAATAAAAATATATCTATAGGTAATTGCCGATTACTTTCCCACCACCAAGTTTCACCGTATTCTAAAAATGCTTTTTTAATATCGTTGTTAGGTATTTTTTCTAAATCATAGAATGTTAGTATCTGATTATCATGATTTATGACGATTCCTATGTATTCATTATCGCCATATTTGATGCCTGTTAGAAACGGATAACGTTCTTCTGTTTGTTTGATAAGTTCTTCTTTCTCCACAAAACTATTTAGTATATAAATTGATAAATAGTACAATATAAAGAGTTTATTATGAGCCAAAGTGACCACAAATTATACTTATATGAAGACATTATTGATTTAGTTATTGGTACTGATGGCCTATACGTGGATAACAGACCTATGAATAATAGAAAATTAATAGCCCATAAAGGGATAACAAACGAATTACTGTTCTGTATTAGGAACAGAGATAGAAAAAAACAGAATGTATTTAGTGATACGTTAAGTGCATATCTTATCAATCCTACAACTAAAAGAAGACTATTCTATAAACTTTTAGAGCATACAGATAGTGTTGGTCAAGTAAAATTGACTTTAGACGAAGGTGATTTAAGAAATGTTACAGCAGGATTATATAGAATTTATATAGCGAAGCAAGATGTTTCAGGAATAGACAAGCCTGTATATTCAGATCAGAATAATGGACTAGTTTTTGACATACAGATTACAGAACAAATAGATCAATCTCCAACACCAACTCAGAGTGCAAATACATTTTTACAAGTAGCATCTACAACAGATGGTGATCCAGCAAATGTTTTTACAACAAGTGCTTTTTCAGGTAATCAAGATAGAAACTTTCCAAATGCATTACATACTTTAGCAATCTACCCTGATGCATATACTGGTAATATTGATGTACAGGCAAGCCTAGTCGAAAGTGTACCAAGTACAAATAATTTAAGTACAGATTGGGTAACACTAGAAAGTAATATTGTTTTGACAGGTAGCAGTAATATTATTACTAGAAATTATACTGTAAATGCAAATTGGATTAGAATTTTACATACTCCAACATCAGGCAACATAAGCCAAGTACTAGTAAGAAACTAGTTGACTTTTAACACCATATCCTGTATAATAATACTATGGATATAGACTTTTTAGTTGAGAGTGTACATCGCCTCCTCTTAGATAATTTGCCAGTTAGAACAGGTAAAACTCCTAGTGGCTGGAACACTATGGATTGTCCAATGTGTAGTGATAAAAGAAAACGAGGCGGACTAATAACTACAGGCGCAAAAATATCCTTTAATTGTTTTAATTGTGGCTTTACAACTGGTTGGGAACCTAACCCTACCTTAGGTAAAAAGTATAAAGACTTAGCAACCAAACTTGGTGCAACTGAAGAAGATGTACATAAAGTCACAATTGAACTTCTAAAATACACAGAAGAATTAGAAACAGAAAGTACTTCTGATTATGTGTATTCTATAGCAAAATTTAATACAGTAAATTTACCAGACAATGTTGTTACAGTAGATGATTTAGAAGATAATCATCCTGTAAAACAATATGCAGATCAAAGAGGACTACTTGGTCTATATCCACTGCTTTATGTAAACGAAAAATTATATAAACAGAGATTGGTAGTCCCCTTTACCTATAACGGCGAACTAGTTGGTTGGACAGCAAGACATATAAATCCTCCTGACAAAACAACGCCTAAGTATCTACATAATATGCAACCGGGTTATGTTTTTAATGTAGATAAGTTTGCTGATACAGAAAGAGAAATAGTTATAGTGACAGAAGGAGTCTTTGATGCTATAATGATTGATGGTATTGCTATACAAGGTAATAGTGTAGGGCCTGAACAAGCACACTTGATAGAGAAATTAGGTAAGAGAATAATAGTTTGCCCTGATAGAGATAAAGCAGGTATAGACTTAATGATGCAGGCCGCTGAACTAGGGTGGGAAGTAAGTTTCCCGCCTTGGCATGTGGATTGCAAAGATGCCGCAGATGCCGTAGTACGGTATGGTAGACTAGCAACAGTAGGAAGTATTATAAAACATGCAACAAATAATAAACTTAAAATAGAAGTAAAGGCTAAAATGTTATGATTGAAAAATGTAAAACAGCATTCACATTTTGTATAGGACATTGGAAAGAAATAGGCGTGACATCAATTGTAATACACTTACTAATACATGAAGTTCCATTATTAATTATGTTTTTATTTAGTATTGAATTATTTGGACACGGACATTAATATGAAATTAGTTACAAACGGTTGTAGTTTTACATTTGGGCACAAGGGTTCAGTTGATAGCCAGGCGCCTAATTGGGTATGGCCCAGTCGTTTAAACGATATGAATGATATAACAAAGGTTGTTAATCTAGCAGTTGAAGGTGGTTCTATGGACAGGGCAGTTAGAACAAGTATAGAATACTTTGAAAAAAATAAAGGAATAGATGTAAACGATACAGTACTAGTAGTACAACATCCTACGCCTAATAGAGGAGAATGGTTTAACATTGAAAATAAACTGTGGGTAGGTTATGTAACAACGATAGAAGACGTCTTATACGATATAGGTGTAACTAAACATACTAAAGAAGACTTAGATAAAATTAAAACAGATACAGAAACAGAAAGAAAAGTATTTGATCAGTACAAATCTTTTGTCGAATCAGATATTACTGAAATAATTAAATATTTTAAGAATATTATATTATTGCAAACATATTGTAAACAAAAAGGAATAAAACTTTTACAAGTAGGACTATCAGCAAGATGTCTGCCTAGATTTCACTTTAAAGAGTCTAGACAAACTGTTTCAAACAATATTTTTTGTAAGGAATTATATAAAATGATAGACGAATCTATAATATGTGATAGATTTTTAACTGAAATAGCAAAAGGTAATGAAGAAAGTCCTGAAGATGGTCATCCAAACGAAGCAGGACATGACTTAATTTTTAGATATATATACAATGAGATAAAGAAAAGATGGCAGATATAAAACAATACAATGAAGAAACACAAGAATTATTTTTAAGATTCTTATTAAGTGATCCTGACTTATTTGCAAGGTGTCAAAATATTGTGAATCCTATATATTTTAACATGAAATATAGGAAAGCAGTTGAACTATTTGTTTCTCATAGCACAGAATTTAATTCTATTCCTACTCCAGAGCAAGTTAGTGCTGTGTCTGGCATAACAATAGAACCAATACCCAATGTAACTCCGGATCATCATGAATGGTTTATGAACGAATTCGAAACATTTTGTAGACATAAAGCATTAGAAAAAGCAATAATAGAAAGCACAGACTTATTAGAGAATCAGGACTATGGTACTGTGGAAAATAAAATTAAAGACGCAAGTCAAGTGGGACTAGTAAAAGATTTAGGTATAGAGTATTTTGAAAATCCTAAAGAAAGATTACAATGGATTAAAGATCAAGCAGGTGCAGTTAGCACAGGCTGGAAAGGAATAGATCATAAATTATATGGTGGGCTAAACAGAGGAGAGATGACTATCTTTGCTGGTGGTTCAGGTGCTGGTAAAAGTTTATTTTTACAAAACTTTGCAGTAAATTGGTCCCTAGCAGGAATGAATTGTGTTTATATAAGTTTAGAGTTAAGTGAACAATTAATTAGTATGAGATTAGACAGCATGGTTTCTGGCTATGGTACTAAAGAAGTTATGCGTAATATGGATGATGTGGATTTAAAAGTTCGTATGAAGTCTAAGGGTGCTGGTAAATTAAGAGTTAAGCAAATGCCTAATGGTGTTAATGCAAATGACATAAGAGTATTTTTAAGAGAGTATGAAATATCCTGTGGTGAAAAAGTAGATTGCTTATTAGTTGATTACTTGGATTTAATGATGCCTATAAGTGCAAAAGTAAGTGGCAGTGATTTGTTTATCAAAGACAAATATGTATCTGAAGAGTTGCGTAACTTAGCAGTAGAAAGAGACTTATTATTTGTTACTGCATCGCAGTTGAATAGAGGTGCGGTGGAAGAAATAGAATTTGATCATCATCATATTGCAGGTGGTATTAGTAAAATACAAACAGCAGATAATGTTGTGGGTATATTTACAAGTAATGCTATGCGAGAAAAAGGTAGATATCAAATACAGTTTATGAAAACACGTTCTAGTAGTGGTGTAGGCACAAAAGTAGATTTAAGGTTTGATCCTGACACACTAAGGATTGAAGATTTACAAGAAGGTGATGAAGATGCAGATACAATTACAACAACAAGTTTAGTTGATCAACTAAAACGAGGTAATTCTATAAAAGCAGATGAACCTGAGCAGAAGGACACAATAGGACAAGCAATGAACATGCGTGAGTTCCTTAAAAAGAATGACTTATAATGATAAATAGCATTATACATATTTTATGGAGACAACATGCCTAAGGCTCGTAGTATATTAGAGGAACTTAATCAAATATCAGTAGATAGAGATAGGAACCACGTCACTTCTAATAGAGGTGAACATGTAATTACTAGTGCTATAAATTTGTTAGAACAGATAGATTTGCATTACGATGAAAAGACTGCAAAGGATCTTACTAACAGACTTATTAACAGTATAAGAGGCAGAGACGTAAAAAAATTCTCCAGAGGTATCAAAAAAGTTATAAAAGAATCTCAAAGAGAACAAAATGCAGATTAATGAAATAGTAGAAAATACAAGTAATTATCCTTTATTAGAAAAAGATTATATAAAGGACGGGGACGTTGTCAAACACAAAGGTGGCGAATTTGTTTGGTCAGAACCTCTTAATGCTTTTTCAGTCAGTAAAGAAGTTGAAACCAGCAGAAATCCACAACTAGTAGGCGTTAAAGTAGGAAAACCTATACCTCAGGGTACCAAAGCAGAATGGGAAATACTTAGATCAGCAGGTATTGTTAGATCAGGTATAGATAAAGACGGGTACTCACAACTTAGCCCTACAATGAAAACAAGATTTAAAAATATATTTGGTAAAGGCCCTGGTTCTAAAAATTTCTCTAGACAAAATACTAAAGAACCTGAAAAAGAGCCAGGATATTTCGGTAAAATAGGTCAAGACATAAAATCACAAGATGGCAGAGGAATAGGTAGAAAGGCAGGAGCGGCAGTAGGTTCAGCAATCGGACAAGCAATTGGAGGAGTCGGAAACTTCTTTAGTCAAACTGGAAGAGACTTAGACAAGAGAAGTAAGGATAAAAATAATCCAGAAACAGATATAGATAAGGATAACGACAACGACAAAAATAAAAATAAACAAAAGGTAGTATATGTGCCTGATGGAGAGCCTGGTGACGGAACACCAGATACTGGAACTCCTGACAACACTGACAGTTCTCCACTAGATACTGGAACTCCTGACAACACTGACAGTTCTCCACTAGATACTGGAACTCCTGACAACACTGATAGGTTTAATAATTCTCAAGATAATTTAGATCCTGAAGTAGATTACGACGTACCTACATATTTAAGAAACAAGAAGAAAAAACCTCAAAAGGCAAAGACTTCAAAGGGTCCTATTCGTCGTGCTGTAAACGATCCTAGAAATGCTAAAGATCTAAAAGATATGGAAAACAAAATTAAAAATGATTTCGATGACTTTATGAAAAAAGGTGGTAAATCAGAATCCGACTTCCAAATAGGTGATGCTGTGAAATGGAAGGCAGAGGAAAAAAATAAAAATATACAGAAAGGCGATGTAGTAAGTAGTGTTATACAGGCAATGCCTGGAGGCAGATATAAAGTTAAAGGAGTAATAAAAACAGTTCCTAAAGGCAACGCTCTAATGCAAACTAGAACAGGATTATATTACCTAAAACCTATTAGTCTTATTAGTAAAATAGACGCCTAAAAATGAAGTTTAATGATATTTCAGGTAGTTTCGTAAAAGAGATTATACTAGAAGCGGAAAACAAAAATACTCATTTAGAGCATTTAGAAGATAACATATTCAACAAAGGTTATCAAGGTGCCAAAGAAGCAATTAATTATCTATACAGTTTACAT